CAACGTGTTGAAGTCGGCGTCAGCAGATTCAACGGTCGGGCTTCGCTGACCGTTCAGGAACGAGACCACAACCGGCTTCATGATGTCGTCAAACAGGTACCATGCGGTGGTGCTGTAGCCGCCACCGTATGCGCTGTCGGACAACTCGGTGGCAACCACCGGGCGGTACTTGTTGGCGTGAATGTTGGCGTCTGATGCCTTCACCGCATTCAGGTTGCGTGCCACGTACAACGCTTCGGCAACCGATTCCAGTTCCGGTGGAACGAGCAGCTTCGTCGGCTGTCCGCCCAACGTCATCCGGCTGGTTGACTCTGCACCCGTCACCAGTGGTGACAGTCGCTGACGGAACGCCTTCACGCCGAGGGACAGACCAACGCCATCGGTGCCGAGGTTGCTTGTGCCGCCCTCGATGTAGTTCGTTCGCGCAGTCGTCCAGAATGTGGTGTGGTTGCTGAGGAACGTCGTCCACACCAGACGATTCAGACGACGGGCTGCGCCACGTCCAAGACGTGTTCGCAGATCGTCAAACGCGCCCAGATCGTCGTTGATGATGTCGCGACGCGTCAGCGAAAACATCTTCGCGTAGGTGTCAGCCGATCGCGTGTAGCTTTCCTCGCTGATCTTGCCGTGCTTGATCACGCCACCGGGCCCAAGTTCCTCGTACTCCATATCATCCAGCAGACGGTACGAGGTGTGCAACTTGAAGTCGGCAACGCTCTTGATCTCTGCAATCTCGGTCCAGTTGTTGGCGACTTCCTCGAAGCCCTGCAACAGTTCCTTGTTGGCCAAATTGCTGAAGATGCCCGGCAGGCTGACGGTCGAAAAACCGGCCTGCAGGTTGCGACCGAACGCAAATTCCATCGTCTCTCGCAGGTTGCCATCATGCAGCTTCGTGCCGGGCATGACGTTCATGCCGTTTGCTGCGGCAGCCATCAGCATGACCTGCTGCAGCCCGATGCGGCCCCTGAACTGGCTGTGTGCGGCCTGCAGTTCGGCGTCCGAGAATTCTTTCTCGGTGCCCTTGTGACCGCGTGCCATTGACAGCCCGGCCTGCAGAATCCGCGTCGGATCTCCGCCGTTCTGTGCCGACACGAATGAAGTCGGGCGAGTGCGTCCGCTGCTCACCTGTCGCTTCAGGATTTCCAACTCCACCTTCTCGGCTGACCAGTTGTTTTCCAACGCAGCCGCAATCACGTCCGGATGTCCTGCGGCCTTCGCCTGAATCTCTGCCTGCTGACGGTACACACCGGCAATCTGCTTCCGCAAATCGGCGGCAGCCTGCAGGTCATTCACCGCACCTGCTGCAGCGGTTTTCGGGTCTGGATTTGCGGGCATTGATGCCATTTCCTTTTTCTGCGGGTCCATGTTCTGCTCAGCCTGCACCGGTGCCGCTGATCTCATCTCCCAGGCCTTCATCAGTGTGGCCTGATTTTCTGGTGTCATGTTGTCCAAGGACAACCCCAACTCTGTCAGCCAATCTTCGAAAGACACGGCTGCAACTCCTGCAAGGGCAGCCGCGGCTGCCAGGTTTACTGCGGTGGCTCCATCTGCCCCCATTGGCAAAACGGATGTTTCCCGCAACACTGCGCGGCGAGCGAGGATGAATGGACCTGTTTGCACACGCCCATTCACCTCAACCAACTCGCCCGCTTGTATCTCGACTTCTTCGATGATTCGCGCCCCGATGGACGCCTGCCATTGCTGGCCCTTCGCGCCCTGTTCAAGAACGCCAGCCACCTTCGGTGACACACCTGTGACTGGTCCTGCCAGCATCAGGCTTTCCCCGTCGTTCTCAATGCTGTCGGTAACGCCCAGCGTGTCCTCAACGGTGTTGCTGTGGTCCAGCAGAATCGGAACGTTGCCGGGTGTCTCCAGTCCTGCCAGATCCACGACAACCGGCAACGCGAACCCGCTCACCGGCAAAGGTCCGCCAGTGTATGCGAGAATTGAAAACCGTCGCGGCTTCGTGCCTTCGGCGGCTCGCAGTTGCAGCGGTGCTGTCAGTGTGATCGGCTTCATCGTTTTTTGTCCCTCGATCGCATCTGTTCGAAAACTTTTCGCGCCCATGCGGCTCCGGGATCTCCGCCCCATAGTGCCCACGCGATGCGGCCTTTGCTCGGAAAGCCGTCCTCACCAGGGGAATAGCCTTCGCCTTTTTTGTCAACCTCATGCCGGGAGAAATACCGAACCATGCGGCTGATCGTCTCGGGGCTGACGGCTTTGCCGTTGCTGAGATCTCGTGCCCGTGCAATACCGACGGCAGTTCCACCGCGTCCGAATTCGCTCCGCCAGTCCAGCCCTTTTTGTGCCTCTTTGCGGACTCCCTCGGGTGGTGTGAAGTCGATGTCGTCGTATTTGCCCGCGGCCTTCAAATCGGCTGCGGCTTCGACTTCGGACAGCTCATCGTCACTCACACCGTCGCCGGATAGTACGTCGTCCAGCAGTGCCGCAATCCGTTCAGGCTGAAGGCCAATCGTGGCCAGCGTCTGCTCAGCCATCACTCGGGACATCTCGCCGGTTTGCACGTCCTCCAGAACTCGCCGAATGCGTTTCTGGTTGTTGCTGAATGCCCTCTGTCCCAATGTCGTATACTCACCAGCAACACCTGCCGCGGGCTGCTGTACTTGCGTCTGATCGACTTGCGGCGTCACGACAGCAAACGGTGCCAGCATTTCCTCGACGTTCTGCAGCGGCACTGCCGGGAACGCCGAACGAATCAAAGCCCGGGCAGTGTCTCGTGGAATGATTCCCTGTCCGACCTGCGCGATGATCGAGACAATGGATGCAACCTGCGCCCCATTCATCGCGGTGTCAGCCACAGCGGTAGCCGCACCCGTTGCAGGATCTATTACGCCGCCTGCATTGGGCTGAACATCGAATGTCTTTTCAAACACGGCCCGCTTGTATTCATCGACGCTCACGCCGAAGTCTGCGGCGGCTCGCGATGCCTCCATCTCCCATTCTTTACCGCGTCGCGCGTGCTCTTCGGATAGTGTGCTCTGCCCGGTGGACAGCCTGACGGCTGCAGCATCTGCGGCTTCCGTCGCATCCAATTCCGGCAGCGGTGGCCACGTCCACTGGTGGTTGATTTCCTCGATCCGCGGCATACCGGACAACAGACCCGGCACAAACACAGCGGACTCAAGAAACCAATGCCAGACACGCTCGACGATTGCCCATGTGATGCGGTCGCGTTCAACGTGCACCTCAGGTGCCCACACGTTCGCCATATCGCCCTTGAAGCTGGAGAAGTTCGCGTCCTTCCCGGTGCCTGCGGCCAGCGTGTAGGGCATGTTGGTACAGCGGCAGAAACTCATCAACGCCTGCCGCTGGAACATCTCGTACAACGGCCCCGGCTGCTTCGGCTCAACCTGTCCAATCTCCCATCCCTCGGGCAGTGTCGTCAGCATGTTTCGCGTTAACTCGATCTCAGCAAAGTCTGCACCCGATGCTGCGGGTGTGACGGCTGACCCAGTGCTTTTCAGGTACATAGCAAAGTTCGCCGCTGTCTCTGCGCTGAACAGCGTCGCCAGTTCCTGCCGCCGCATGATCGGCAGCGTTTGCAGTGCAGGCGTTGCCCGCGGGATTCCGCGTGTCTGTCCCGGTCGCTCCTGTCGGTACAGATGCAGCACTTCCGTTGCCGGATACCAATCACCACTCAGCATACTGACGGGGGCTGTGCTGCCGGGGTGGTGATCGTAAACGAAAAACTCCAGCTCATTCAATGCGGGATCAAACCGCACGCCGTCATCGACGAACGGGTCCTGCAATTGTGATTGCTGCCACGGCATGGCAATCTGATCGGCTTCCAGCGTCCGCAGATCCAACGGCAGCGGATACCACTGCGGCCGTTCGGCCCGCATCACGAACACCTCGCCATCTCGCCAGTAGGCTTCCACAGCCGTCCTCAGCATCTCGCCGAAATCGACACGGGCAACCCATCGACGCCACGCCAACTCCAGACGCTGATTCGCTGCGGCGTCTTGCGTCAGCACCTGCAATCGCGGCCCACTGCCGACAATGTGATTGACGGCCGTCCGAAGGATGCCCGCATACCACGAATTGTTCTCAGCCTCATACCGGCTGCGGATTCGCACAACTCGACGGACTGCCGGAGACATTGCCGCGCGTGCTGCCAACCCGTCCGCGTTCGTCCAGTGCTTGCGGTTCTCAGGTGTGGTCTGCGCCAGGTCAAACTTCGCCCGCACCTGCGGCGTTCGCGGTGCGGTGGCAACGGCGGTTGACGTGCTGGCGTATCGGCGTCTGCGGCTCACTCAATGACCTCCGGGTGGGACAATACGGAGAATCATCGACTTCAGTGCACCGACCGGGCTGGCGATAGCCTCTTTGCTGGCAAGGTGCTTTTCGTACTCGATCAACTCGGACAAACTGCGGCGCGTGACCGTAACGCCGTCATTGCTGACGCTCGCGGCTTTGGTCATTTCAAGTTCGAGTTGTTCGGCAGGTGTGGTCATGCCGGAATCGTCACCGGCCCTGAATCATTCTGCAACTGCTCACTTGCTACCGGTGGCAACAATCACTCACACGGATCAGAAAACCGCCGCTTCTCAAATCGCGGTCGCGCGTTCAGGATTCGCTCGCCGGTTGTGTGCAATGTGTTGCAGGACGGACACAGCCTTTCCCGGAGCACAAACCCGGCAGTCTGCCGAGTGCGGTAGACTGACTGCAATTCGGCATCGCACTTCTGACAGCGTAGCCCGTCGCCCTGCTTCCTGAACTCCGCTGTCATCGCACACCCCCCGGTAATAAGAATTTGCGCCGCTCCTGTTTCTGTGCCTGCTCACCGCTCATACCCACACCACAGATCGACGCCGCCACGCAACACCCCACGAAACAGTCCCACCAGTCGTTATCCCTGCCGGGTGTCTGCTCCCATGCTACACCATGTGCGCCGTCGTAGGAAATGGCTTTTGGGATCTCCGCCGTTAAATGTTCCACCAGAAGCCTGT